TCGTCAAACCATGCCCACTGCTGGCACTCTTCGATGGTCCGCTCGATATCATTGCGCAGCAGATAGTCCGCTTCTTCTTCCGAGATACCGATACCGCCGTGCTTCTGGTCAATGTTCCTGCCATAGCCAACAGTGTGCGCGCCAGCCGTGCAGATATAGCAGTGCGGCACATAGCCCTCTTCGCGTTTGAGAGCGTCAGAGATTTCATCGATTGGATACATTTGCATTCCGTTTTCCGATATTGTTTGCAACTTTCTCGGCACTCCGGCCAACCGTGTAGCCGCCCACGCCTACCGTCAGCAGCGTCCATAGCTCGCCAGGTAAATCTATTTGCAGGGGTATCTGATCGCCGGTTGCCAGCGTGACAGATAGCTCGATCAACGGAGCCAGCAGAAAATTCCACGCAACGATTGCGGTGATCACCAGCATCAGGATTGGTCGCCAGCTACTAGCCAGCCAGCTATCGCTTTTAGCTTCGGCGAGAATAATGTCAGCAGCAGCCTTTTCGACGGTCGCGGAGTTCATCATAAGCTGCATCTGCAGCTCGCGCTCGATCTCCGCCGCCTTGTCTTTGTCGGCCGGCAGCACGCGCTTTACGACATCGCCGAGGATCGGGCTGAGTACTGGGAGCAACGCTCCTATCATGTTGCTTTCCTTTCCGAGGCCACAATCGGGTGCTTTGTGTTGTGCATGGTTTCGAGGTGCTTGATGCGATCGAGCGCCTGTTTCGTGTCGGCTACTAGGGTCGCCATTTCACGAGCCGCTTTGTCTCTTTCTGACGGGGAAAGCATGCCTGCTAACACCGCAACTTTTTGCTCGGTAAGTTCCGCCTTATCGATGCGGGTATCCATGACGCGTAGACGCTTTTCGACGTCCTGGAGTTGCTCGATAGTCGTAGCCAAACGCTGTCACACGATAGCCGCTGCCGAAACTACGGATACGAGCATGCCCGCCACCGTGAGCAGCATTCGAGCATCTAGTTCCATTTGCGCTTGGCCCATTCATATATGCGGATACCGCTCCAGATCGCGCTCATCAACGCGGCCAACGCAGGTAACCAATCAATCAGCGCGGCCCAGGCGATGAACAGGCTGGAGATATCGACCGTGGTTTTGATGTGGTCAGTCATGCAATCGAGCCTCCTCGCCACGCGGCGTGACGATCTCCCAGCCTTGTCCCATCCAAACCAGGCACACCATGCCGTCAGTTTTCGGCGGGCTGAACGTGATGAGAAACGCGCCGGTTGCTGTAACCGACAGCTTGATCAGCCCCTCAGTCGTCAGCCCGTAGCCGCGCAAAGTGTCGGACGGCTGGATCAACTCTGCCTGCTCCGGTTTGAAACACGGCAAATCGTGGCCTTGCGCGCCGGGCATAAAAAAAGCCGCCATGAAGGCGGCACACATAAACGCGCAGCATATCAGTCTCATCGCGCTGTCGCTGGTGCAGCACCGGCACCGCCAAAGGGTAATTCGGCCCACGCCGCAAATATGTAACTTGAACCGGATGCGTTCATGCCGCCATTGTCTTCGTTCAGTTGGAAGCCGTTTGATAAAAATGAAATTTCATTATCGCCTGGCGAATTATCAACCTCGGCGGCGCTATCGTTTGGCTTGAGCAGTTTTGACATCACGTTAGTTGGTGATCTTTGATTGTCGTAAATTTGCCATTCCTGCGCGCTATTGGTGCGCTTCAGTATGACCATCGCGGGAGTAAATCCGGTGTAAACAAAAACGCCGCCAGTCCCCGTTGATCCATTGCCGGTGTAACTTCCGAAGGACGAATGCCCGTCAACGCCATGAAAGAAGTACCCAATAATATCGTCGGTCGCAGAAAAGTTGTCATGCTGAAATCCGAACAACGAAGCAGTGACCGGGCTTTCGCCGCTGCTAATGTCGCCGTAGCTTCCGCTGCCATCATCGCTGTCGCTCGCGTCAACCCAGTAAGCTGTTATCTCGGCAGAGGTAGTCATAATTAATCTTTTTGCGGTATCGCCAAGGTCTTTGTGCCAGCAATCCCAGTTGGTCCCACTGTCTCGCGACTTAGTCATAAAAAATTCTGGGGTTGTCGATAGGCCGTGCTTAATCGCGTAGTTGGCCGATGTTCGATGAGTCCACGACGCTATCGAAAATCCTGCCGTGGTATTCCGCCGACCGCTGCTTGCGAGAATATTTCCCGATGCACTTTCGCTCCACGCGCTGTCAGCTTTCCATTGCCAAGCCACATAATTTTCGGACGACGTATTAACCTTGACATCGGCACCAAGCGCAAAACCGTCTGAATTAAATGCCGTCACCGTGTCTGCGTCAGTGCTTTCGGCACCCGTTGAATTGGTTGCCAGAATTTTTGTTGCACCGCGCACGCTATCCGTCAAAACGTGGCTGTCCGTTGCGGAGCGGTTTTTGATCCATACGAAATCGGGTTGCAGGTCAGAATTGCCGCCGTTGGTGATCGACTGCGTTGATCCATTTCCGGCATATAGCGTTGCCTGAAAATACTTTGACCCATCTGTGATCGATGTGGGAAGGTTGGCGGTGGATAGTGCCTTAAATCCTGTAGGCGGCGTATATTCTAGTGAAGCCTCTGCAAAATTAAATTGCATATTTGTGACTGCGCCGCCGTCCTGTATCCACAGTTTGTACTGAACATCAGTAAGGCCGGTTATCTGACTGCCAGATGCGCTGTTATTGACGTACAAATCCAATGTCAAATTATCTGCATCAAACGCCAATGCAATGACATCGCCGTCATTTACGGCAGTGCCTGACGAAGTATTGGAGTTGTTTTTCTGAAGTTGTCCACCACGTTCTTGACCTGCGCTAATAGCAGCATGGGTGGCGAAGTTTGCTGAATACGGTACTGAAGCATCGCAGATACCGAAGAAATGTGCGCCAGCGGTTCCGGTGTTAATATCGATGCAGTCAATCTCGACATACCATTTGCCAGTCTTTGGAAAGGCAGGGGCATGGGTATTTGTGCTACCGCCGCCTTTATTTTGCAGATTGCCGTTTGCTAACGTCGAACCACTATCTAGCGGGTTTAGTGTCCAGTGATTTAGGGTTGGCGTATCCGGCATCTGGTCTGTGGTGGCTAGGTTATTTGACGTCCAATCATTTGAGCCAACCTGATCTGCTCCAAGGTCAGAACTGTCCGCACCGTTGACGTGAAAGCCCGTCGTTCCATATGACAGATTGCTCGGCTTTTTGGGTATCCACACGCCATCGCTGTTCAGCTCCCCAAAGGTGTCTGGACCGAGACTGCTGGCGTCAACGTGGTGGATCTCGGCAAGGTAGCCGTCAAAATACTGTGACGCACCGACGAGTTTTCCGATGTTGTGTTCGCCGGTGTTGTTGAACGCAGTGTCTAAATTCAACGTCGGGTTCGTGTCCGTTCCAAAAGAAGTGACCTCTGATCCATTGATGTAAAGGCGCAGCCTGTCTCCGGCGGTCGAATTAGTTGTGTCAACACGCAGTACGAGATGAAACCACGCACTGGGATCACGGAAAACCTGACTTGTAACTATGCGATAATTGCCTGTCCCGTCAGTGTTGAAGCCTAGCGTGTTGGCGCTGAGAAACATAAGCCAGTCATCACCACCGGCTGAGAATATCGGCGCGTTCGCGCTGGTAATATTTGCTCGTTTAACCCAACAGCTAAAGGTAAATGTCCGACGATTGCCTGCGCTGCCGGGTGTGCGGCTCAGGTATGCGCTGTCGTCGTCGTTAAAACGGAGAGCCTGGTCAATAGTGTACGCCGCCCCACCACCAAAATGCGCAATTGGAAATGTGAACATTTCTGTCCTCTAGCTAAAATTAAGCTGCGCTACGCCCAGCATTGACGACCCGTCTGATACGAAGGTCAGAATGTCCACCGCATTGGCACCAGTTGATAACGTCGGCTCGGTGCCGCCTGGGAACTTATAGGCCGATGCGCTGGTGTTCAGCGTTCTGCTGCCGGTGCCGTCCTGCTTCACGATCAAAATGTACGTCGCCCCTGCCACCTGATTGCTAGGCGCATCAAGGGTGCGGTTGCCTGCCAGCGTGACGGTCGCGACCTGATTTGCGGACAAGTCCCACGAAATGTTTGCGCCATCGGAAAGCGTGGTCATGTTGAAGTTTTGCGTTTTCGTGTACTCACGCGCCGTCGCAGTCAGCACGTCGCTGGCGAACAGTTCAGTAGTCGTGATTTTCTTATGCGCGGTTGCCGATGCGTCGTAGATCGCGAACTCGTCTGCCGCGACCGGGCTGGCGCTTAAACCTGACTGTCCGTTAATGCTGACAGTAATTGTCCCGGTAGACGTGATGGCACCACCACTTGCCAGACCAGCCGTGGCAATGTTTGTGACCGTGCCGCCGCTGCCGGGAACAATGTTTGCAAACGTGATTGCGGTAGTGTCCAGCGTGCCGCCCGTGTTCGATGTGCAATGGAA